TTCCCGGCACTGGTCGACCTGCGGTTATACGAATGTGACCAGATGTCGGACGTTTTTATGTTCGACAATGAGGCGGAAATCAGGCACGTCGATGGAATTGACCTCGACGATCACACCGACCCGATCCGCTATCACTTCCTCCGAGAGCATCCAGGCACCGATCGCATCCAGTTTGGATTTCTTGACGGCGACTGGATTCCCGCGAAGCAAGTATTTCATCTCTTCCGAGAGGACAGGCCTGGCCAGCGGCGTGGAATTCCATACACGACTCCGTGCCTTCCTCTCTTTGCAATCCTGCGGCGTTACACGCTCGCTTGTCTGCATGCGTCAGAATGGGCGGCCGAGCTAAACGCCGTCATGAAGACTACCGGCGGAGCGATCGGCGATGACCCTGACGAAGTCGACGCATTGCTGACGATTCCATGGGCTCGCAACACGTTGCTGACGCTGCCATTCGGCTGGGACGTCTCGCAACTTCGCGCAGAGCAGCCAACGACGACCTATCCCGACTTCTCGAATAAAGTCCTGAACGAAGCCGCGCGATGTCTCGACATTCCGTTCAATATCGCTGCCGGCAATAGCTCGTCCTACAACATGGCATCCGGCCGACTCGATCAGCGAATTTTCTACAAGTCCATCGAAATTGAGCGTTCCGAAATCGAAGACGGTCTGATTGATCCGTTCTTTGAAATGTGGCTCCGCGAATACCTGTCGTCTGTCTCGGGCGTCTCTATGTTCGACATCATGCTCGACGATTATCCACACATTTGGGGATACGACGGATTCGACGAAGACGATCCAGTGAAAGTCGCTCAGGCCGACACGATGCTCTGGGACAAGGGATTGCTCGTCGATCAGGATTACTGGCTGCGAAAGAACCTCGACCCGGACGAACAGTGGCAGAAGCTCCGGGAATCGATGCAACAGCGGACGAACATCGGGGCGCCAATGCCTGGCGTGGTGTTGCAGCAGGTCACCAACGGAACGCCGGATGGGAGCGACAATGCCGCAAATTAAGAAGCTCAATTTCGATGCTGAATCACTCGACCTTCGCGCCGCGCAAAGCGAAGACGCTCCAGACCTAGTTGCATTCGAGATGGTCGCCTATTCCGGCGGTCCGCTTCGCGTGAACGGGTATCCATCGCCGGTGGTGATCGATCTGTCCGGCGTCACGATAAAGGGATCAGCAGAGGACAACAAACTGCCGATCACGCTGGATCATAAGGATTCTCAGCGAGTAGGCCATGCGGAGTCAGTGCGAGTCAACGGCAATTCAATTGTGCTATCTGGCGTCACATCCGCGGAGTCACCATCCCGAGCGGAAGTGTTGAAGTCACACCGCAACGGATTCCGTTGGCAAGGATCGATCGAAGGACACACAAAAGGCCGCGAATTCGTCAAACGCGGCCGCACCGTACGGGTAAATGGCCGGACCTTTGAGGGACCGGTTATCGTTGCGCGGAAGTTTACGCTACGCGCGGTTAGTTTTGTATCGGCAGGCGGCGATGAAGACAACGTCGTCCGCCTGGCGGCATCCAACGGAGAAGGTTCAATGGACCCTAAATACGTAGCGTGGCTTGGCGATCTCGGGCTCACCGAGGAAGACAGCAACGATCGGCTGAAAGCCAAATTCGCGGCTGAAACGGCTGAAGACAAGAAACCGGCAACGAAAGTCGTCGAAAACGAATCCAATGAGGATGACTTGAAGGCGACAGTTCGAAAAATTCACGCCGAGGAGCAAGAAGCAGCTCGCAAGCGGAGAATCGAAGAACTTGAAAAGGAATTGGCGATCGAGGCAGCTTGCAACGGCGATCGTGTACTTCTTGCAGCCGCTCTGAAGGAAGGCTGGTCCCTTGAAAAGACGCAACTCGAAGCGTACCGCAAGGAACGCGAAAGCTCGACGCCGGCGATCCATGTCTACGACAAGGATAACGACGTCGGCGGCAAGGTGATCGAGGCTGCACTCTGCAAGGCCAACCATCTGGACCCAGAGAAGTGTGGTTATTCCGAGAAGGAAATCGACCTAGCCGATCGGTACATCAGCAGCAGCTACGGACTCGTGGCGCTGATGCATGATTGCATCAAAGCAGCTGGCATGTACGCTCCTGCCGGCGTGGTCGACAACGAGTTCATCCGCACGGCATACAAGGCCAACGCCAAGCTGAACGCGGCGAAGGACGAATCTCGTCATCTGCAAGCCGATAGTGGTTTCAGCACAATCAGCCTGACTGGAATTCTCTCCAATTTGGCGAACAAGGCATTGCTATCGAGCTACCAGAACGTTGACGGTGTCGTTCGCACGATCAGCTCAACGCGTTCGGTCAACGATTTCAAGCAAGTCAGCATGTATCGGCTGACTGGCCTTGGCGACCTGTTGACACTCGGACCGGATGGTGAAATCAAGCACACCGAGCCAGGTGAGCAGACCTACACCAACCAGATCGACACGTACGCTCGCATGATGGCGATGACTCGCCAGATGCAGATTAACGACGATCTGGACGCGTTTTTGCAGATTCCTCGGATGTTCGGTCGCGCTGCGGCCAGGACCGAGGAGAAGCTCGGATGGGACGCGATTCTCACAGCCATTGCCGGCGGTACGTTCTTCTCGGCAGGCAACGGAAATCTTGTTACTGGCAGTCCAGTGTTCGGGAACGACGGACTGACGGAAGCCAAGAAGTTGTTCCGAGAAGCCACTGTCACAATCGCAGAAGGGACCACCGAGTTCATCATGACTCAAGGTCGCTATCTCGTTGTTCCTCCGGCGTTGGAAGATCTCGGCATGCGTCATATGAGCGACCGAGACCTAATGGTTGTGGATCGCGATACGGCTGCGACCGCGTCCACCGTGACATCACGGAAGAATCCCCACGTCAACGCGTTCCAGCTGCTGTCCTCACCATACTTCGGTGCGGCCTATACGGTTGGTGCCGGCGGCGACGATGCTCATTGGATGGTTGTTGCCGATCCGATGGACGTTCCGTTCCTCGAGTTCGCACAGCTACGCGGACAGAGCCAACCGGTATTTGAGTCGGCTGAAGCCGATTTCAATGTGCTCGGCATCCAATGGAGGATTTACCGCGACTTCGGCTGGGCCGTTCAAGATCCACACGGTGCTGTCTACTCCGACGGCGTTGCGTAATTTGATCCAACCAAACACAAAGCTCTTTTCGGAGACTTAAAGATGACGGCAGTATTTCGACAAGAAGGCGAGTCCATTCGGTGGACGAATGGCACCGGCGATACGGTGGTAGCCGGAACAGTGATTGAACTCGACAACGGGCTCATTGGCCTGGTTCAGACCGACACGCTGGATGGCGCGACAAGCAGCATCCGCGTCACTGGCATTTGGCTCATCGAGAAGGATGATCCGACGTTGGTCGTCGCATTAGGCGAGTTCGTCGACATCGACTTCAGCGGCGGCGGTCAAGTCATTGCCGCGGTTGCCGATACGCTCCACCGTGCTGCGGAGCCAACGGCAAGCGGCGATACCAAGATGTATGTGCTGGTAAACCAACCGTTTATTCCATCAGCCTAAGATGAGATGACATGGTTGACTTCCTTGGACGTGCGCAAAGGTGGCTGAGTGGAGTTCGAGAGACCTACTTGGCCACCGAAAACACGGTGGTATTTACCTACGGCGACACGCTGGTAACGGCCGACTTGACTGGCCTTGGCGTGTGCGTTGGAAGATACCCGGAAGTCGTCGACACGAACAACAACAGAGCCTATGTCGACGTCGAGGTGCGACAGTGGCTCATACCGACGGACCTGCTGACTCGAATGCCGCGGAACGGCGATAAGATCGAGGAGACGCAGGACGGAGTGACCTACACGTTTGAGGGTGCCAGTTTCGGTGGTAGACCATCCGGAATCTGGCACGACAGAGAGCGGACGGCATACCGATTTAACACGGTGCAAGTGAGCGTATTGTGAGCCAAGCTGCGACGATTTGCGACGCGTTGAAGGCTCACATTGACGCAGGAGTTTACACGATCGGAGCGGTAACAAGCCAACGAGTATGGGCACCGAAAACGCAACGCGAAGACATGCAATCGCTGCAAGTTCTCGTAGTCGGCGACTTGAAACAAACAACGGCAGTCACGCGCGGCGGAAACCAAAACGAATTCAAGCCGCTAGTGATGGTGCAGAAAGCGGTTAATCCATACGACAACG